GTCGAACATCTCACGCTCGTCGGGATTCCAACAAAAATCAACTCTGTTTCTCTTCTTCCCGGGAAAACCCCCACCGGATGACGTGGTAAGGTTCATGGATTTAGCGAAGGAATTGCCGTAAACTCCTCGCATAGCTTCATCAACGGACAAAGGTCTGGGCTTAATCGAATGTTTGTTAAACAAGCTTGCGATCTTGTCAGAGTAATGATTGACTACTGCCCGCTGAAGTGCAGGGGGGCGCGGTCTACCATTACGGGCTGCCAATTGAAGGAATTTCGACGCCGCTCTGTTCGTGTTAAGCGGGGGAGCTCCGTGCAGACGCGTTAACCCAACATCATCCAAATGCGCGGATAAAGTTGTCACTGCCACTTCGGACTTGGATTGAATTCTTTCGTTAGTGAATCCATAAGGAGTGATGGAAAAAGGAGCTTGATCATCTTCCTTGGATCTCAACCATCGAGTAGCCACTCTGGGACCAGGCTCTTCCACACCAGGTTTCTTCATGGTGGAAATGGTGTTATCAAACAACACATTATTATGAAGAGTAACTATCTTCTCTCCTTGATCAATCAACACGTCACGAAGAGCTTCAGTGATAGCAGCTTTCGATATGAGAACGCAATGCGAGAAGGATTGGGACTTAATCGCCACGTGTAAACCGACTACCACGCACGGAGATGAATTTCGAATCAATGGTAAACCACAGTCTCCATCCACCGTGGGAAATTGTATAGGAGCTGACAATCCGACGAAAGATCTGCGTGTGGTAGCAACGGTCTTTATCGTCGGGATTGTCACTTGAGGCTTCGAAGTAAACAAGGTGCATCCTCCAATTTCAGACTTTGTGTCGGGGGTGAAAGAGTGGTCGAAGAAGTCAATGATTGATCTTATCGGCAGTCTCACGTTGAACACGACAACGCACATGTCGGTCTCAGCATCAGTCTTAATCCTGCGAATGTGAACTACGTGTGCCGGTACGGAACCTTGGCATCCTTTGCGATGAATCTGAACGCACTGGTTTTCCACAAGTTCTGCCGAATGAATAGGGACTAAGGCCGTGTTGGCGTAAACCATGATACCCCTAATATTCCCCAACGGAACTTTAATCATCACCGTATTTGCTGAGACGACGTTGAAGACTTGGTCAACGGTGGCTGTGCGAACTCTAGGAGGGGCTGTAGGAACGTAAACTTCTCTCTTCTCCCATTCATCTGGCTTCGTCAATCTGTCTTTCAGATCTTGTGAAGAGACGATCTTCAAACCACCATTATCAGCGATCGTGACTTGGGAAATTTCATCGTCGTCGTCTTTTTCTTTCTTCGGAAAAGACTCTTGATAAGAGGTGTAGATCGAATACAATCCCGCTACAGCAACCATGCCTCCGAGGAAAACAGTCAGAGGTTTCTGCCAATACTGAACTTGCTCGCCATTTC